ATCAAAGTTAATAGAAAATCCAAACTTTCTCATATACTCATCAGAAGAATAGAACTTGGTCTCGACGACAACCATTTTTGCAATAACTTTATCAAAGTCAATCTGTGTTAAAATTTGATGTGTATGCCATGGAGGTAACTCTACGTCTATACTAATACAATCAAAATCATAACCAAATTTGTCAAATATTTCAGATGGTGTTACTGTATTAATGAAGATATTATGATCATCACGTGGAATATTCTTCAACGACTCAGGCATTAGATCTAACGTGAAATCCATCCAGACAGAATCCATACTAGAAAGATATGCATGCGATTTAGATGCTTTAAATTTACTTATACCAGTTTTATAATTTACTGCAGCACAAAGAATATCTACATTATAATCTTTAGTTTGCTCAATTAAACGCACCAAAGAAAAGGGATTTGGTTCGCAGTATAGACCGTACCATCCCTTCTCTAATAGATGCGAACAAGGTTCATCGTTATGATTTAAATGTAATTCGTTCGCACCAATTTCCAAAAACTTGCCTACATGATTTGCAAAGAATTCTGATACAATTTTTTTAGAATTAGAAAACATACTAGGGATAAATTATTTCTTTCTTCTCGACAATAGTAATTCTAAATCCATATCTTTTGTGCCACCATCATATGCCAGAGCATATCCCTCAGCAATCATCTGGTTATTTAATGAGATCTCTTGACCGTTGATGAACAGGTGACCAATGATACGACCATACTTCTCTGTACTATCTGGTAACTCAGTCTTGATTAGAATATCTTTAGCACCTGCAAGAGTTTTCTTCATCCACTCTTTAGACTCAAGTCCCAATGCTTTTTCTTTGAGATTTGTTGTTCGACTTTCTGGAGTATCGATACCTGCAAGACGAATTCTTTTAGTTAGGGAAATATCAAAACCAAGGTCAATATCAGCGTCAATAGTGTCGCCATCTACAACTTTGGTAACCGATTTAATACGGTAAATATACGGGTCTATGTTTGATTGTGTCATATGATAATTTTACTTTCTGGAACAACCAGACCTGAACCGTAGCGAGTATTATACTCGTTTAGCATGCCAGTCTCTGGTTCAAAAACTGTGATAACTGCACCAGAACGCAAAGGAACAACGTCATCCTTCGCGTAAGGGCAGAATGGTGCTAGACCTATACCGAATTGATTCTTCTGATTAGGAATCATCATAATCTGCATAGGTTTCTTTAGAATGACAAGACCATCAATTGTCTCATCGATATCAGCGATAATTTCATCACCACTGATTAACTTCACACATCTAATATTACTCATGTATTCACCTTCATATTGTTATTTAGTCGAGAAAGAAGCAATCATTATCGATTTGCTCCTAGTAATTGAGAGGATAGATTTACCATGTTCGGGTAAAAAGTTGCAAAAACTTCTTTCACCTCGTCAGTATTTGCAATTTGTTCGTATGGATCGAGAGGTAATTGTTTTTCATTAAAGATTCCGAATGCCAGTTTCTTCTCAGTTTCATCTAAGTGTGCTGCCATCGAAGTCAATTCATCATATTCCACAACAATATGACTGCCGACAATATTAGTCATGACTCTCTTATTGTGTTCTTCCATAAGATAACGACCAAGGATCATCGTCTTTAGTTCTGGAATATCCACGTCTAACACAGCAGAGTTTTTTCCACTTCTGAAAATCATAGTTTTCTTAGCAAAGTAAGAACTGAGAATCTTATGTTCGAAGTTACGATTAACATATACGAATTTAAAATTCTGTTTCTTTAGAAACTCCAGACCATCAACAAGAGAAATAAATGTTAATCTATCATCTAAGAATATACGACATGTTAATGGTTGCGTTGGATTTGCTCGTGAGACTTTATCGATCCAATCTTTTCCTATAGCAGGAAGTTGTTCGACGTTTCTATCGGCTGCCATTTTCATTTTACCTGTACTATCAGTCACCATATTAAATGTCAGTTTGTTATTGTCATCTAAATCGAGATTGGCAAAGTAGGCAGTGTTGAAGTTCATGAAGTCTTCAAGTGTCACTACACCATCAAACTTTTTACTAATAGAATAGTTGAGTAGTGCTTCAGTAAGTTGTGTTCCAGATCTTGCAACACCAACAACACAGTACCTGTGATGCGGTAGGTTCCAAGGAAGATCTTCAATTAAATTAACCATTACATAGATTCACCTTCATTGTTAATGGTGGGTGAGAATTAATCCCACCCACCACATTTAATTACTTAGTCTTACCTTCTGCTAAGAATTCGGCAGCTTGTGATGGATATTCACTATCCTCATCAGTGATGTCGATTTTCTTTGCTTTCTTTTCTTCTGGAATAAATGCCTCAAGAAAAATCTTTAGCATACCATTAACCAGCGAAGAACTCTTTACTTCCACATTATCTGCGAGAGTGAATTCGCGTTTGAATCCTCGCTCGGCAATCCCCTTCCAGAGATATTCAGTGGATTCAGGCGAGTCGCACTTTCCGTGGATAGACAACTTACCTTCTTGTAATTCAATATCAATCTCTGATTTACCGAAACCAGCAACTGCCAGTTCGATTACGTATCGAGTCTCATCGATTTTCTTGATATTGTATGGGGGGTATTTAACTGGCATCATCAGCGTCGATTGATCAGCAATATCTGCTAACCTTTTCATGACGCGATCAGCGCCAACAAAATAACGGTCGATGTGCGGTAAACTTGTTGTATCAAATTTCATTTATTTTCTCCTGTTAAGCGAGTGTTTAAAGTACCATCCGAAGCATGGCACCCTCTATTTATACTATACTTTTAGAAGACAGTCAATTATTTTTTAAGTATTTCCCATGTTCCATCATAATTTTCTACAAGAGCAGTGCAACTTTCACACCAGTCACCGTCGTTCATGTAAACAATCTCATCATATTGTGTAATTTCTGCATGATGAATATGTCCACAGATAACTCCATCATAACCTTTGCGTTTACAATAGTAAGACATTTCTTTTTCGAACTCACCAATATAATTGGCAGCAAGTTTTGCTTTACGCTTCAAATACTTTGCCAAACTCCAAGGTTGCATCCCGAGCAGTCTTCTTGATGCATTAATAATCTTATTGATATAGAGCAGAGAGTCATATGCAAAGTCTCCCAGATGCATAATGAATCGACCAGTCTTTGTTCGCATTAAATTGTCGAAGAGGTCACCATGCACCACCAAGTAGCGTTTACCATTCACCCCAACATGGACACAACGATGCTCTACTGCAATTTTACCGATTTTAATGTTGGGAAATGACCGAAAGATTTCATCATGATTACCAGTGACATAAATTACTTCTGTCTTTTCTGACATCTTGAGTATTTTTCTGACGATTTGATTGTGTATTTTTGGCCAATACCATTTCTTTTTCAGACGCCATATATCCACAATATCTCCAACGAGATACAACTTTTCAGTTCTAATCGTAGATAAAAACTCTAGCAATGCATCAGAGTTACAATGTTTCGACCCAAGATGTAAGTCTGAAATGAATACCGATTTGTATTTTTTACCAGCATTCATTGTCATATACAGATTTACTTTTTGCGACCGATGTTATACTTTTGAATAAGTTCCCAATCGTTCTTTTCTTTGTAAGCAATTACTTTGATTTGATTTAGAGGAGCCTTGTCCTCATGGATTTCTGGATTGAGAATGGTAATCAAACCCCAGTCCGAAAGTAGATGTGCTACCGTGTTTCTGCGTTGTAAATCATTGTCACTAAAGTCCGCATCTTTACCATCTAAGGCAAAGAGTTCCTTAAAGTGAACAATGAAATACCTACCCTGCTTATGAAGGATATGGCATGACTGATAAAGAATCTTATCCTTACGAGACGCTACCCCAATACGTGAAAGAGTTTCACGAACCTTTAGAAAGTCGTCTGGATTCTCCAACTTAACTTCCAAGGGAGCATACCCAGGATAGTTAATATCAAAAAAATCTTCGCTCATTTTCTACCACCTTTATACAATTTCTCTTTTATTGTTTTCTTTTGTTCTTCGGAGAGAATTGTAAGAGCTTGACTAGCTTTTTCATTACTATAGCCATAATACTCCTTGATCATCTCAACTTCGGCATCGTCTTCAATTTTGATCCATTTATCAAAACGCTTTCTAGACCTGATTGTATTTATAAGAAAAGTATTTTGCAGTGCTTTATCAATGTGTGGACGGCAGTTCATCTCGTTGGCTGGAATGACAGTATCAGCACTGAAACTCAGGCCGCGATTGATGATCCAAGGGTTGTATTGCTTCTCTGACCACTCATCTACTATGAGATTGGTCTTCTTGTGGTTAATATCGTTGATGAAATCAAAGGGAGAAATCTTGGCTTTTTTCTCCACATAATCTTCTGGCTTGTATTCTACCTTTGGATCACCAAGGCCCTCTAGAATACCGTCCATTACTTCCACTCCACTCCAGCCATAATCTCAACCAGACAGGCTACGAGATTGATTTCTTGGTTGGTGGCGAAAGCAGACTTGTATTGATAGTCGGCCAACAGAACAATAAGAGCCGCAGGATACTTGACATCATCAAGAAGGGTATCATAAATCTTACGGAAGATGATGCCAGCATCGTTGTCGATATTATCTACAACCCACTGACGGACTTTCTTGAAGTCCTTACCACGAAGGGCATCAACCAGTTCTTTCATATTGATTTCTTGGACGTTGGCTAGAATGCCAGCATCGATTGTACCGCTTACACTGTATCTCTGGAGTTCATTAAGGACACGGCGATAGTCGGGAAAGTGCTTCTTGAGGACTTCGGCCACAACCTTGTCATCATACTGCACACTCTCGGCTTCAAGAATATCACCAAGACGTTTCATAAAACGTCCAGCCATTTTAGGTCGGTCAGCCTTAGTTAGCTTGAATTCAATCACCGCAGTTCGACTATGCAGAGGTGCAATGATACGGTTCTTGAAGTTACAGGTAAAGATGAAGCGGCAGTTATTGGCAAACTCTTCAATGAAGGCACGAAGGGCTGGCTGTGTAGAGTTTGGATTCAGGTAATCGGCTTCGTCTAGAATAACAACCTTAGTCTTGCCGCTAAACGAGACAGAGGATGCAAACTCACGAATCTTGGTACGGAGAACATCAATACCAGATTCTTCTGAACCGTTAATAACGATATAATCACAACCCAATTCTTCACAAATGGCTCGGGCGATAGTAGTCTTACCTACACCAGCCGAGCCACACAGGAGCATATTGGGAATCTCACCAGTCGCCACAAACTGGCGAAAGGTATTCAGTTGTTCATCGGGCAAGATGCAATCGTCCAGCTTACGAGGACGATACTTCTCAACCCAGAGGAAGTCTTCACGCATAATGATTCTCCATAATAAAATAAAATGTCCGTCGCGATGTTAGTGCATCCACGGACGCTGGCTTAGTGACCAGTATTCACTATATCAGTTATTGCGCAACCAGTCAAGAATATTTTCTGGTGAAGTCACACCATAA